TTTATCAACTTCTGGACGCCAGAAATTATCAGATTTCTCTGAACCACCTTCGGATGTTTGGGAGAGTGCCTCGATTGCTTTAGATAATTTATCGAGATTGCCAGATTGGCGTTTTAGATTTGCGAAACTCATGGGTACTTCCTTTCGTATAAACGGAATATTAACGGAATATAAACTACTTTCAAATTACTTCTCATAATCAACTACTAGTATATCATTTATTTAGGCGTTTGTCAAACATATTGGCGCAATATTGCCAATGTGGATGGCCAATCTTTGTGTAGAATACCAATACCGCCTGCGGCTTTCCAATCATTGATAACCGATTCAGTATCATCAATAATAATTTTATCAGGACCAGCAAACTTATACTTGTACCTTTTTCCTGGTACAAAATTAGCACTAAATGTGATACCATGAATTTGTAACCAAATCAATTTTTGATTGGAGATATCTTCATATCTTGCTTCATTGGCAGTAGAGGATAAAATCTGTGTGGGTATGGTTAAATGTTTACGCAGAAATGTTAAACCATCCATAGCATCAGGCATTAAATCTAATTTAGCAAATTGTCCTGTAGCAATAAACTCATCAAAGAATTTATCAAACTGTTTACTTTTTTCTGCTTCTCTTGGTTCCATGCGATAGAGTTCTTTGTATCGTTTAGTGAAATCAGCAATTACTCCATCCATGTCCAAGTAAATCATACTAATTTTTGGTTTTTGCATCTTTAATCTTTTCTCTCAATATATCTTCAAACTTCTGTATTTTATTTTCATCAAATATGAATGGCTGATACTTTCTTAATTTTATTTCCCAATTTGGCCATATGATATCATCATCTATTTCTTTTTTCCAAACAGGTAAGAATCCCATTATCATATTCATATAAACTAATGTTTCAATATGAATGTTATTTTCCATCAATTCATTTAACAAGTTTGGATAATTACCAGATGTCTTAAATATTTCACCTGGTTTGTATTTGTCGAACAGGTAGATTATATCATTTTCAAAAGTATAGGTCAAGCTTTGTTGGGTTTTCTGCCACTTGGTATACACCTGTTCACCATCAGCCGTGTTCATATCACCCACCCATTTATCACCTTCTAAAAAATTGGCAACAAAAAAATTACGCAATTCTTCTAATTGGTATTTACGAGAAAGTTTATAGAATGTATACTTGTCTTTTCGTTTGAGGAACGAATCTTGTGATACATTGGTCTTGCCATTGTATTTAAAGTAATCATAACTATCAGAGGTAAAATGTAACTTTAAACTGTTGTACAAGGCAAATGATGCAAAGCCTGTATTTTCTGTCATATAGGTAGTTTTGAACTCTTTTTCAATAAGTTTAATTCTTGTGCTTCTTCACGAATCTTTGCCTTGAGAGCAGAAGATATCATAGTAGCTGCCACTTCAATTTCAAGTCCAGTTTCTTTACAATGGTGACAGATGGCATCCATTAATGTTAGACGTTCATCTGTCGCCAGTTTTTCAACCAACATACTAAAATCTTTTATTTCGTCACGACTTGCCATATTAAATCTTACTATAAAATATATGATTACCTATTTGTTTAACTACCTTGGTTTTATTCCAACCAGGATTTACATAAACTGCATGGTAATACAATGCGTTTGTTTGTGCTATTGTATCATGTAGGACTGGTTCTGTCAAGGCACGTTTGGCAACTATTTGAGATTCTTCCCACGCATACTTATCTTTGACTACCAATTCTTTTACCATACAGGTCCATGAGAATTGACATACGGTTCTTAAATTTTCATCGGTGGTTTTTTGGTAAACAACAGAACAAATATCTTTTGGATATTTTGGATTGTTTACACGATTCAAAGTAACTTGTGCTACTGCTAGTTTACCCTCATATGATTCGTGGCCGGCTTCATAATAAATGTTTTTAGCCAAGCAATCAACTTGCTTTTGCATATCGGCACTAATTTGTTTATGTGAAACCGCATTAGTGATTTCAGCCGAGATTGTAGGCGCAGTGTAACAAGCTATTAGAGCACCTAATATAATTAATAATGATTTGTACTTCTTGATATTGATAGAAAACATCATATCTCCTTTTTTTGATTACGACCGATAATTTGGTCTTGGTCTCCATTGGCGAATTTGATTTTAGTTTGGAGTGTTAAACATTCGGTGAGCGTCACCGGCGAATTGGCAGGATCCTTATTGCATCAGATCCAGAGTTGTAGTTTTATAAGTAAAGTCCTTTTAATATTTAATGTATGTATCTATTATATAGGTTACCTGTCGATTTGTCAACCTTATTGTGGTAATAATGATGCAATTGGTACTGGTTTCTTCTCCACAACAGGTCCTTTATCGATATTATCAGCATAATAATATTTTGTTGTACTATCTACCGTAACAATTTTCCAATAACCAGTTGGTATTGGTATGCCATTCATTTTATTGTTGTCATTATATATTGCAATATTTACCACATACATATTGGATTTAGATTGTGAGAGTAATGTTCTGGTATGTTCTTCCAACATTCTCCACGCCTCTCGGTTAAGTGTTGGTTTCTGTGGTGTCATGTTAGTCATCAGAAAGGTTTCGTACATCTCCGCAATGCTGGATGCATCTCCTGCGGGCGCCATATGACCTTTGTCGTAACCGGTGCTGGCATATTGTGTTGGATTAGGTTTAGGTCCAATTCTATCATCAGCACGGAAAGCATCTTTGCGTGGTACTGTAATTTTATTTGGCTTTAGATGTTCAGCAACTACAATTACTCTTTGATTTTGTTTATCGTATAACGAAACAAAAAAAGTATTGCACAATTCTACTGTACCTTTTATCTCAATCGGTTTGCCATTATATAATTCTGGACAATTTGATGCAAATACACTAACTGGTAATAACAACAACAGTAATAATTTCTTCATTTTCATTTCTCCATTAAAGTCCGACCCACCACCCGTTTTAATCTAAACAGGAAATCTTATTTTGGTTATAATTACTTATTATTAAAGAAAATACTTAGTGAGAACCTGTATTGGGGTGCTATAATCGACTGTGGACGAATAGTATGTGGTATATTTGCATCAAATACCATAATTCTTCCTGGTGTATATGGAGAAGCAAATTGTATACTTTCCAAATCTTCGGTATAAAATAATGTTTCACCATGGAATCCTTGATTCCATTCTAAATTCACATAATACAATAAAACTTTTTTTTCTTTGTGTGTATGTATATGGTTGACATCACTTGGTACAGATAAATTTAATATTGACATCACATCGACACAACCATTAAGTGTATCAGAAATTTCTTTATGTTTTAAACAGTCAAATATTTTAATTGTTTCTAAATCTTTTTTAGTATATTGTGAGTGTACAAACTGATCGTGAGGTTTTCTTTCTGGTAAAGGAGAATCTCCCCATCCTATTTTGAAATTTGAATTGATACAATAATTGAATATATCGGTTCTGGTCTGAAGTGAAAAAACATCATCAAATACATCGATTTTTTTACCATCATTTAAAGTATAACTTTGATGTTTCATAATGTTTCTTTATAAAATTTAATTGCTTTAACTAGACCATTAATATGATCGGATGTTTTTTGTTGAAATAATAATGGTTGTTCATTTTCTACTGCCATAATAATTATTAAATTGTCAATAGGTTGACCAATCATTTCCTCATACATTAGAGCATACGCAGATGTTTGCCAAAAATAATCTTCAATATGAGAAATATGTTTAATTTTTTTGGAAGTTTTAAAATCAATTACTGATAACTTACCATCAAACTCACCAATACAATCGACCCTACCCGCCATTTCTAACTGTTTAGACCACAATGCACATTCTTGATAGTGTATGTTATTAATACGATTGAGTAACGGCTTTAATGAGATAAACATTTCTTTCGCATCAGGCATAATATCACCCAATGAATCATTATTCAAATATCGTTCACATAATGTGTGAACATTAGTACCACGGCCAGTTGCTTGTTTACTGATTCGATTTGCTTCTACTTCACCAACTCGTTTACGCCACTCCATGATACCCTGTTTCTTCTGCGCACCAAGCACAGTAGTCACAGAAGGTAGTTTGGTACCATCTTCTAGTGTATAATATCTTTTACCATCAGGAAATGTTTCAGATTTTAAGTCAGCAAGGACTTTAGGAGGACAAAAGTTAAACACTATTTAAGTCCCATTTCTTTTCTAATTTTTGTTGCACTAATATTTGTTGTTGCATCATCAAATTCTTCTTTTTCAATTTTATAACCCACATCACGACCATATGTAATGTTTACAATGTTAGGTACTACTTGTATTTCGTATTGACCCTGATATAAAGGATCTAGGTCTCTACGAATAAAAGATTTAACTTGTTCTATAGCAAAAGGATTACTTCCTTGCCAACCTTGACAATCCCTTATTTGTATCACAACTTGGCCTGTTTTGGCAATAGCTCTTTCAAACAAAGCTCTATGACCTTGGTGCCATGGTTGCCAACGACCTAACATTTGTACTGTTTCTTTTTGCCAATCAAATCTTGGTCGTCTACGATTTTCTATGATGTGGTTACCAATAAACTCAGACCATTTCTCAGCGTTTTGTTCGGTGATACGAAAGTCATATACTTCTGGTGGAATAAAAGCTTTATTGGTATCTTCGAAACGACCTTTGTCTATTGTGTCCATCCAAATAATCCAGTCGGCTTTGAAATTGTTTCTCATTTCAACTAAAGGTGCTACAAAATCACATATTACATACTCACCACCAGATTCTAAAGCAAATTGAGCCATTCTTAATGATTGACGAATGCGACCAGCATCTGAAAAATCCCAATCATTATATTTTTTACGAATCTCATCAGCATTAAACCAAGTTACTTGACAGTTAGTATTTAACGGCAGCGAATATGCTCTTTCATAAGATATCTCACCATAAGTTTCTAGATATTTTTTTAACGCCTCGGCCATGTAAGTTTTACCTGAACCAGGTAAACCCATAATAAGAATTTTTTTCATGATATATTAAATGCCTTGTATTTCAAATCTTTTTTTTCTATCTTCATCAACTAGATTACAAAAATCATCAAGTGAATATTCGACACCATCAACTCTAACAGTTTTTGAAATTTGTTTATTTGGATATAATTTATCCCAATATGTAATTGCTCTAGCCATTGTTCGTTTATCACCATCTAAAACATTCGTTGGTCGTTTGTGTAGTGTGATTTCTTGATCCATAAAAACAATTTGACCATCTTGCCAGTTTTGTGTGTGAACATACTTATCTTGATATATTACTGTTTTGAGTTCTTTCAAAACACGTTCACTTTCTTCCATAGACATGCCAACAAAACCATCAAAACTGTGACTTGGAAATTTAATGCCGGATAATCCTGTGACGGATTCAGCATACAGTTTTGTTTCCATTCCGTCAAGTGGTACCATATTATAATGGATGATTAATGTTTGCACTTCATTCAAACCTGGTGCCATAACATTGTCACGCCATTTATGTTTACATACCAATTCTTTGACCATACTTTTCATATCCGAACTCAGA